TCTATTGGCATAATTTTTTTCCTGTTCTAATTTATTGCAGATAACCTCATCATCACCAATCAAAAGGATCATCATCTGCTGCTTCAGCTGCTGCTTCTGCGGCTGCTTCAGCTGCTGCTTCTGCGGCTGCTTCAGCGGCTGCTGCTGCTTCTACGGCTGCTTCTGCGGCTGCTTCTGTGGCTGATATTTCTTCACTACTAGCTGGAATCATAACTAATGATAAATTATCTACATACGCATCGGCCAGAGTACCTTCTAGTCTATCCATAACCATTGATACTTTAACTTTCCTTGCACCACTTGGCACAACTTTCCAACTATCTTTAATTGCATCTAATAGTGGTGTAGTAATACTATTAGTAGTAGGAAAATCATGGAACATATTTCTTTCATCACCAAATCCAGCTAATATTATTGCTGAGTTACCACTCCCAGGAACTATATATGTTCTATCGGACGTATTCATCACAATTTCATGTGCATCTAAAATTGTATTTCCAGCATCCATCCATTCTACTTTACATCTAGAAAAATCACCTTGTTCTTCATGGCCCCCAAGCCAACCATAAAAAACATATCTAAATCCATCCACCCCTTCAACTTCTCCAGTTACACCCTTTGCTATTGGTTTTAAATCTATATCTTGATATGTGACTGTAATAGCATTATCTCCTCCATTAAGATATATTTCACCACCATCTGTGACTTGTAAATATGGATACTGTTCTGCAACTATATTATCCCAATCTTCCCATGCTGGAAAAATCTTTATGGAATCCTGTTGATATGCTTCAGCCCCAACTTCACCAACAGCGGCCGTCCACCCTGTAACTCCTTTTTCTCCGCCACCATTTTCTATCATATTGCTTTCAACTAGACCAGAACTATAAAATGGAATAACTTCTAATTTGACATCTGAAGATAATAATGCTCCGGCTTCATTTGAAATTTGACAAGTATAAATTCCATTGTCATCTTCTTTAACTTCAGATATAATATATGAAGGCTCCGTAGCGTTTGGAATTTCAGATCCATCTTTTCTCCACTGATATTTTAAATCTAATCCTATTGCTCCAACAGGTCCTATTTCAATTTCAACTTCATCACTAACAACTCTTGGACCAATAGGCTGTACAGTTATTTCTGGAGCATCTAGTTCCGCAGATTCTCCTACTCCCGCTGCTTCAGCTTCATCTGCTAAATAACTCAAACTAGAACTATATAAATATTCATGAGATGATGCGTCTGCATAGGCTGGAAATTCATCTTTTAGTTGTTCATAATTAGCAAAGAATTCTTTTGAACTTAATCCACCACCGAGTGGAAGTAGCTCTGATATTGAAGTATCTAGTACCTTTTCGAATGTTTCATTCTCGTATCTAGTCTTAGTTAGACTTGCATCTATTGCTGAAGTTATGGTATCTACATCGTACTTAGCTACAACATCTCCATATCCGTTTCTCTTAGTTGGAATACTACCAGAAATATCAACTAATGTATTTAACATTGCAGTTTCTGCATCTAATATTCCACCCTTTGTGGAATCTAACAGAGATGCATCTTTCATATTTACTCCAGACTGTACTAAATCTGGATTTGAAAGTCTACTCTTTTTCTGCCTATCATAGCTTTTTTTTAAACCGCCTCTTGCCATTTTATCTCACCACTTTAAATAAATAATCATTATCAAAAAATTCTATTAATTTATTCTGTTCAACCTTTAAAATAAATCTATAATATCTTTCTGGTTGCATACCATCCATCCATACATCAAAATAGTTTCCATCTGAATCACAACTGATTTTAGTATAGCTACTATCAAAATCAACTATTGTATCTTCTGTGTGTGCATCCTTAATAGAATAATATGAACTAGTTGGTAAAAAATAATTGCTAGTAGTGTATGATGCTGTTGCAACATATGATTTTTGTGGAAATCTTTCTCTACCTCTCAATCTAAATCTTACTCTAGAACCAGAAGGATATTCATGTTTTGATCCTCTAAAATAAACCACCTTTTCACTAGAAGTTAATTCTGATAACGATCCGGTAGCAAATGCTGAATCATCCCATGCTACATCTAATTTAGGAGGATAAACAGTATGAGTATCTCTAGAGAAGAACTGTATTGATCCTAATGATCCTGAAGTAGTTAATGTTTCGTCAGCCTCAACTCTTTTTATTATAAATCCATCGTTTGGAATTCCACCACCAACTGAAACAGATCCAGTCATCCAATTTTTAACTATAGTTGTAACATCTAAATGAAGATCGGTTTCTGAATAATTAAACTCTTGTTGCGCTGATCCAGACACAGTCCACCATGTTCCACCCCCATTTTCTGTTACAGATCCGCCGGTTGAGCCGGCTGCAAAGGATTCTGTAGCCCATTGATTACTAGCTAGCATATTATCTCTATATTTCCAACTAGTTCCATCAGTTGTCTTTGGAAAATTGTAATATCTTCCAGTTCCCATCTCCCAACTTTGACTAACTGGAAATGTTTCTAGTGAATATGAAAGTGGAAGTTCTTCAGCTTTAGTTGTATATAATCGTAAATAAAATTTAGCATTTGAATTTATATCACCATCAACTATAGATTGTGAAATGGCTGTCACATCAAACTTCAACAATATTCTAGAATTATATGGTACAGGTGAACCAGCCGAAAGGGCTTGTGTATTTTTAAGCTCTAATATTTCATCTAGCCCAGTATTTTGACTTGAACTTATTTCATATAATGTTGCATCTTTCTCTGGAAATATCGAATAAAACACATTAACTCTCCTATGTTGTCGTTACCTTACCTTTAATATCACTGTCTGGAAACTTAACTTCAAAAACTGCTGGATCCATAGAAGGATATATTATATCATTTTTAGTTGCTTCTTCTATATCATAAACGTTTCCTGAATATCCAAGATCTGCATCCCATTTATTTTCAACTTCTACACTAACAACAGATTGTACGCCTTCTATCACAGCTAAATCAGTATAAATATCAGATAATACTATTGGTTGATTAAATTGCCATTTGTTTAAAGCAAAAAAATCTTTAACTTTAGTTATGCATGACAATAATACTTCTCTTTTAATATGCCCAGATAAAACTATAATTTCAAAATTTATACCAATATTAACAATATATCCGTCTTTAATGTTAACAGCGTCAGTTAATATTCTGTATTGCCCCATATATGTTTTTAAATTTTGTTTTATCGCTTCATTAACTGCTGTTAGCTTTCCAATTGAATTTAAACCCAACACATAGCAATTTAAGGCTAATGGATTTTTAATTGTCTCTGATTGATCAGTTGGTAAAACAGAAGAACCATCTGTACTACTAACTGGTTGTAAAAGCTTTGACTTGTTTAGTTGCTCATCTTGAACTATATATGCCTTATCTATTCTACCAAATTTTTCAGGTAAAGAATATATTCTAATCAAATAATCTTCCATTGTTACTGCTCTATTCTGCGCTGAAAAATGTGCTAAAGCGTTATTACGTATTTCTGGAATAGTTTCTGCACCCTTTCCTCCAACTCCTGCTTCTTTATTGTTAACGGCTACTGATCCCTTAACAACATTACTAACAGATGCAGCTAATCCTGCATCATTATCGTATGTTGCACTTATTCCTGAAATAGAGGTTAAGTCTCCTTGTGCAACATTATCTTCTAATCCACCTCCAGTTAAATATTCTACAGTTAATGTAGTGTTTTGTGGAATTTGTCCATATGCCTTTGTGTATAGAAAATTTGATGGATCGATAGAAACATCTAAATATGATCTTCCACCAGGTAAACTAGAACCAACATTATCTGGATTTGGAATAATTACTTCATCAGGATCAGAAGAAATTCCTGCTCCAAACTGTAATTCTAATTTATTATCCCCTCTAATTCTAGTTCTAAATCTTCTAGAAGTCTTTTTGAGTTTTAATAGATAAGGAGCTGTATCATTATATTGAGAAAATTGAGGATCATTTTCTGCAGTATTTCTAAGCTCTTTGAAAATTGTATCTTGAGCTAAATAAGGAACTTCATACCAAGTATTTCCATCTGAATCTTTAACACTAACTATTTTTAATATTTTAGTATTGTTTAAAGCTACTCTTAAATATTTCTGGGGATCCCCAATTGTAAATGTTTCAGACGTTACTGTTCCGGAACTAGCCTTAACAGATTTTTTTAATAAATAATATGTTGGTTCTCCTGTTCCACCGTCTCTCTCATATATTGAAATATCGGTTGGATCATTTGAACTTGAAAAATTAAAATTAAGTAAGTCATTAGATCTAAATGTAACACTACTATCTGCTGTAGATGAAACCTGCAGTCCTTCTGCTATTATTAACGCGTATCTATAATCTGGCTTATTTAACTCTCCTGATCCGATAGATGGCACTAAGTGAAAAACATCTAATGTTGTAGAAGCTGCAAAGGATTGTCTTGGTCTATACCCTAAAGTTTCAGCTAAATTTACAACATTCTTCCTCTCTTCTGCATGCTGAATAAATAGTTCCTTGATTTGAGAATCCATATAATAAGATAGAACGTCCCCAACATAAGCTGCCATTTCTATGAACATCATGCCTGGAGAAGACTCATTAAAATCATTATAAGTATTTGGAAAATAAACCTTAGCGTAATTTACTAAATTGGCTCTAAGACTTGCAAAATCTTTGTTTAGATATCGTATTTCCTTTTTAACTTGTGTATCTGGCATTATTTATCTCCTACTGCAAAGACGCTGGACTAACATCGTCTGACGCTATGATAGTTCCACCTGATGATATAAATGTTAATTCTTCTAACGAGTCTGCCATTAAATTAACAGAAAATTTAAGTGTAACTCTAATTCTATTATTATCCACATCTGCATTTGCCATATCAACAATAATATTTTCTACAGTAATATATGGTAACCATTCGGCTATGGCGTCTCTAATAGATCCATCTATCATAGTCTGTATTTCCCCAGCACCTGAAGCTGGCTCGAAAACAGCTTTATGTATATCACACCCAAATTCCGGCTGATTTGCTCGTTCACCCTTCATTGTCATTATTAAATTTTTTAAATTTGTAAATGCAGCTTCTCTAGTTGTTTTAGTTGGAGCAAAATATCCTTGACCAGAATTTGACATAGGCAATACTATTCCTACAAATCTTTCATCCTCATCTATCGGATTGGTTGAAGTTTGATTTGGATCGTTTGGCATTTATTACACCTTCCTTGCTGCCGATTTCTCATCAACTTTCTGTAAAAGTTGACTATAATCTTTATTTAAATTTTTCATTACTGAATCTGGTACTTTGTCTAAATTAACAGGTCTACCATCTGGAGATGCTGTTGGAACCTGAGGAACATCACTTGTTGAAAATACCTTATCCATTGTTGGATATGCTCCATCTTGTGGTATCCTTTGCCCAGCACTAGCTGTATCTGCTAAAGCTTCCGTTAGTGACATTTTATTAGAATATTTTTTT